CTGGTTATGCTCGTGAAGCAGAAATCAAAAAAGGTATGGATGACGCACAGATAACTGGTAGTGCAGCTTCTTATAGTTTAAAGCGAGCATTAGGTAATCTCTTCTGCATTTCAGACTCTTCGTTAGACCCAGATGCAACTAACACGCACGGTAAGTCCAACGCAACTAAAACAACTCAGAGAGTTCAACAACTCGATGACATCATATAACTAACTATGGCACAATACGATGATACAAACTCGTTTGCCTTGTTTCCGAACAAGAACAAACAGAACGAAGGTCAACCAGACGTTACTGGTAAAATCAACATAGATGGCGTTGAAAAACGCTTGGCAGGTTGGAAGAAGCAGTCCAAAAGTGGAGTGAACTTCATAAGCGGAAAGGTGTCCGACTTCCAAGAGAAGAAGGCTCAACCTAAAGTTACCGTAGAAGCAGAGGACGTAATGCCGTTCTAGCAACTCAGCCTCGCCCGTAAGGGCGGGGCTTTTTGGGGGGTGCAAAGGTGTCGATCTGGTTTCGACTAGAGACGGTGGTTCAACTCCACCCACCTCCACCATTCTAAAGGATGAATAATAATGATATTATACAACCGCAGGACGTTGAGTCCGAGCGAGTAATTATAGCATCCTGCCTCACAGATGGGCAGGATATTTTTGATAGAGTCTCAGCGATAATTACAAAGGATTATTTCTACGATACTGCTTGTAAGATATTGTATGAATCAATATCAGAGATCGCAAATGAAGCCAAGCCTCTGGATGAAATAACTGTTTACGATAAGGTAAGGCAGAAGAACAAGGAAGATGCCATAGGCGGTCTACCTGGACTGTATGCAATAATGCACTATGCGCAGACTTTTGCGGTCGCTATGGCAGCTACAGAGATTGTAAAGGAGAGATCACAAGCCAGAGACATCCTCAGAGCCTCTAGATTAGCCATAGAATCCATTTCAAACGGGGTCAAGGCAGATGTGGTATGCAGCGAGATAGACAGCCATATACGAAAGATTAGCGACAGCAACGACAAGTCTGTCAATGTAAAGCAAGCCTCTGTTGATTTGAAAAATAAACTCAACCAGATGGACAAGGGAGAATATGTCTTCGACACCCTAAGTACTGGAATCGATCACTTAGATGCAAAGCTAGATGAGGGTGGTATCGGCAACGGAGAGGTGTTCGTTATATCAGCACCTACATCTTGTGGCAAAAGTCAGTTGGCTCTAAACATAGTTTTGCGTTCAGCAGTCATCGAGAATAAACCCGTTGGAATATTTAGCTTTGAGATGCCTACAGAGCAACTTACTAAAAGAATTTTACAAACCGCTAGTGCAGTCAATCTTAGAAGGTTCAGAGATCAAGTAGTCACGGAGGAAGAAAGGCAGCAGGTTTACAAGGTTTTGGAAAGAGTTGAGAAAGCCCCTATATATGTAGAAAACTATGTCCGGGGTGTCGGAGATTTGCGCTCTAAGGCAAGAGCTATGAAACGAAAGTATGGCATAAAATCACTAGTTATTGATTATCTGCAGCTTATACCATATGACACAAAAATGTCTAAAAATGACGGAATTGCTTTCATTTCGCACGGCATTAAGCAACTTGCCATAGAGCTTAATATACCTATTATTCTCCTTGCTCAAGTTAATCGAGAGGGTGCTAGGCGCGAAAGCGGTCTAAACATTCACGATCTAAAGGACTCTGGAGACATTGAGAATGATGCAGACGTTATCTTGCTTATGTGGGCAAAAGGTGGCGATCTGAACGACTGTAAAGTATTTGACGCTGAATACCCATACATAGAACTAAATTATAAAATAGCCAAAAACCGGGAGGGTGAGCGTGACCTAACTGGCAAATTCAAATTCATTAATCATATAGGAAGATTCCAATAATGACCGAAATCGTAAGACAAGTAATGAACGCTACAAGTGAGAAAATATTAAGCTCTGGCTTGGATGCTATGGCAAAGTGCTGTGAGGCACTTACACAACAAAATAAACAGCTTAACCTTGACATAGACGGGCTGAAAACTAAGATTCGCAATCTAGAAGATAGACTTTTGGCTAACCAGGAGGAAAGGGAGTAATGCAGTATTTTTTGTACTAGGAGTTTTTCGTCCTTTCTTCTAGACAAAAACAGTATTGCCACCTTCTGGTTAGCCCCTTCATAGCATTATCAGGGGGTTGTGTAAGGGAAGGGTAGCCCACAAAAGGGTTACCCTTTTTTGCGCCTATCTTAGAAGGTCTGAGTTTTCTACCTCTGTTTCCGTAGGTATAGCATCTAGAGCTTCAATTAACCTTGGGTCTTCTGCAGCCATTTCAACAAATACTCGGAAGGCATCATCTGAACTATAAATCGCACGTAATCCCGCTAGAGTAAAGTCAGAAGGTCTGCCCGCGCTTACAAGATTAACATACCTTGGGCTAGCTAAAGCAATTCCCAAAAACTTGTTTATAGGAACTTCCGTATTAAAACCAAGAATAACTCTGGGCAAAAATGTCCTTGAGGCTGAACCACCTCTACCAATAAGTTGAGCTTGGTCTGCTCTAAGTAATCCAGTAGTAGATTGCTGAATTTCCATACCAACCCGGTCTAGAACTGTTATTATATCTAGAACATCTTGAACTCCTTTTTCACCCAAAATTTCTGTAGCTACTTCACGTTCTGTACTTCTCGCATTTCGTAAATTTTTAAATATTTCGGAGTTAGTATCTGGTAGTTTAGCTCCACCAAACTGCTCACCTGTTCTAGCTCCAGAGCCGCTTGATGCGCCATCAAATATTCTGGCTCTTACGGAAGCCCTAATTGATTCCCTAGTCATATCGTCTACGGAATCCATAAATACTTTTACCTCTGAAGCACTTTTTAGATTTAGTAACGCATTTACTGTGCTATTGACGTTTGTAACAACATTTCCACCGCCCTCTCTTAGAAGTTTAGATACTTCATTTTTATCGATAGCATTAATCCTCTGGGATAGCCTTACTTCGTCATAAAGTTTTCCTTGCAAGATTCTTTGATCGGCAGGACTCATAGACCTTGGGCCTAGCAATAACTTTCTTAATGTGTCTGGGGTAATTGTTGGGCTATTTGGCATACCTAACAAATCTTTTGCCCCTGATTTGTACACCCTCAATAACAAGCCCAAACTTCTTATTGTTGACTTATCGAAAAACTCATCAACCAAATCATTATTACTAAGGATGTTCCTTAGCTTTTGTACGCTAATTAATGAGTCCTTTTGATTTTCGGCTGCATTAAAAATAGCGTCTATGGCTGAATTTCTTATTACTTGAGTAAATTCATCTGGATCAGGAGAAGCGTTTCTAAGGGCAACTAGACCTTGAACTTGACCCTTTCTTGGATTGAGTAAGGCATTGCTCACTTCACTTGGGCTTAACTTATTTACGGTATTACCCAAAATGCTTTGAAGGTTGCGATCCTCCAACAAGGGAAGTCTTTTTTCTTTCCATAATTTGTTGGCACTTTTCAATATATCAAAAGCGGGAGAGTCAGCATCTCTTGCCATACCCTCCATTACGCCATCTAGGGCATCGATCATACCTCTTAGCTGCTTCTTTTCTAAATAGTTTCCACGTGCGGCTTGACCATATACTTGGTTTATTTGTTTTTTAGCATTTAAAAGTTGTCTAAAACTTAACTCAAGCGGTTCGCCAGGATCAGCCATTTCAGATACGCCCTCTAGCAAGGGCATAAAAGTTTTTTGACTGCCCTCTTGGAAAAGCTCTTGATTTGCCTCAAACTCAGCTATTTGTTTCAATCTAGCTTTAGCGTTTGCGCTCAAACTTTTGGACTTGCTTAACTCTATTAAAACATTTTTAGGAACAAAAGACCTGATAACTGCGTCATTAATGCCTGTAGGTAACTCCTTTGACAATTCATCTATGTTAAGCAAACGTCTTGCAACATTTAGCATTGATACCCCAGGTATATCATCTCCTAGGGTTAGGGCTTCGTCATAAAGCGAATCTACTTCTGCTTTGTTTGAATTAAATATATTTTTAACAGTTGCAGCTAAATCTTCACCGAGTTGCTTTGACGTTTTGCGCTCTAAGGTAGGAAGAACATTGTCTGACAACTTTTGAAAATAATTTTGTACAGCCCTAGCTCCCGTTGCTACAACATCATCTGATGTTCGTACTGCTTCTTCAGCCAAAGCATCAAAATTTTTTCTTGCTACTTTAGAAAGTTCTTCAAAAGGAACTTCATCTCCTTGAACTTTTCTAATAATGGTTTCAAGCGCATCATTAAAGGCTATTCTGTTCTGGACGGCAGGAGCTTGCATATCGTCAGAAACGCCCGTTATTCTCAACGCATCGACAACTTCACCCTCTCTTACAGTAGCATCTATTCCTGCCCTCATAGATGGGGTAGTTTTATCAGCTATCTTTATACCCGTGCTTTCCTGTAATCTTTGTAGAACCTTTAAAAAGTCTTCTTGCGAAAGATCGGTTCCTGGGACTCCGGGAGCAGTAAATGCTTTAGTTACTAAAGAAAATGGCTTAGTAAGACCATAGTCAAATGCCGTTGCCCCGGCTCCCCTTACAAAAGACTGACCAACTTGAAAATCATCTGTAAAATCAGCTAAATTGTCTGCTGTTGTTCCTGACTCTATTCCTTCGGAAATAAGTTCTCCACCTACAACGCCCAAACCTGCCATACCAGACCTAGCCAGTATAGGAAAACGAGCAGCCGCACCTCCGGGAACTAAAAATGAGCTAAGTATTTCAGCCGTTAAAACACCGCCAGGTCTAATTAAATCTAAAAGATCGCCAAATGCAGCACCCTGCTCATCTACCAATACTTGCTTGTCTCCCTCTTTTACTAAAAACGATGGCTTGTTACCAATGCTAAATTCTCTGACATTATCTCTTCCGTACCGATCTACCAAAAAGTTAAATTTGTTTTCTGGAGTCTCTTGGAAGCTAAGCAAACCTCTTCTTACATTATCACCTAACCCAGAAGTTATATCAATTTGGCTTTCGTCTATAGCTAGAGCTTGAGATAGATTGCTCAACAAGTCTTCTTTTATTCTCTTGTTTCTTTCTACCTTATACAAAGGATTTTGCATAGCGACAAAAGACGCGCCAAAGGGTAACTCACCCATAAAACTACCCCTTTCATTAGGGCTTAAAAATGGAAGTATGTTTTCTTCCTGCAGTTGGGTTTCGACGTCTCTAATAAACTGACCGCTTAATATGTTTGCGGTAGCATTTCTTCGGATATCAAAATCATTTACTAGACTTGGCGTTTCGCCAAAGCCTTGCTCTCTTCGATTGATTTCTTGGAGGACTTCATTGGCGTAATCAGATTGCCCCTGAGAATCAAAATATTCAAAGGACTGATTTAAATTATCTAATGAAAGACCCTGTAGTTTACTGGTATCTAATAAACTCATATTTATTAATTAACAGGCTTAATTAGGCTATTAGGATCAAATGCTGTTCTATTGTATTCAGGAGCAAATTGCTCAATATTATTGATAGTTATTTCTGGCAACTCCTTTTCTAATGATTCAAACGCTGTTCGTGTAGCATTATATAGACTTAACTGGTCACCCACCTTGTTTCTGCGTCTTTCTATTAAGCGTCTAACTAATTCCATTGATGCCTCTTTATCTGTAGTTCCACCAAATCCACCCATAGCAGAAATAAGTCTCATTGCATCTTGCTCTGTCAAAACACCCGGTCCAAGAACATCAAGTCGTATTGTACCTAGCAATGCTTCAAAATTAGCATTTGCCAGAATCGTAGCAAACTCTTTAGCGTTTAGAGGTTTGTTTGCAAGATTTTTAAGTGCAGTTTTCATCTCTGTTACTATCAAATCAAAACCTGAAGCACTTGCACCTCTTTCGGCAATGAAATCCTCCATCTGCTTTATGCCTCTATAGCTTTCAAAAGCCGAACCTCTTAGTTCTAGGGCTGTTTTCCTGGTAGCAGGTATTTCACTATCGCTTACCCCTCTAAACTTAGTTGGATCAGCTATTATAAAATTACCTGCTCGGTCTACAAATCCAAGTTTACCCGCATTTGGACCATCTGACTGATCATATCCTAGCAAATAAGTTTTATTAGAACCTTTTTCTTTAAATAAACCTTGTCCTTCAAGGGGTGTACCAGTCGCTGCCAATACCCCTGCTCCCGCTATAGAGCTATCAAGTTTGGTTTTTTCGCTTGGAGATAAATCGGCTTGTAATCTTCCGTACATCCTAACAAACTCTTGTGGACTACCTACGGCTTTAATGCCTTCACGAATCCCATCAATACCTAACTCTGAACCTAAAGGTTTGCCAGTTTTAGAATCATTGTATTGACTTAAAAAGCCTTTTACTGCCTCTGCTTGTTCAGTCAGTTGTTTTTCTTGTTGTCTCTTTGCAACCTTATTTTCTGTTAAAAACCCTCTTGCTTTTTGCGCTGGAGTTGCCCTAAGACCTCTTCCTTCGGCAATAGCCCTAGCTTCCGCTTGAGTTATGTCGGGTCCTTGACCTGCTGCTCTAGCAGAAGCCCCGGCAAGGACTTTATTTCCTTGATCGTCATAGTTAAAAGTAGCACCAAAAGGAATGCGATTTTTTATCGCTTCTTGTTGTAAATCGCTAGCTTGGTCGAAGGCAGCCCGTGATTCTATGAATGGCTGATTCATTTCAGCCATAGCTTTTTGAAAATCTTCGCCTCTAACGATTTGATTATCTGCAGTCCTTTGCAAATCTTGCTGTCGATTGGTTCGCATATTTAACAGCTTATTTAAATCTTCGGCACTTACGGGAGCAGATGCTTGTCCGTAATTGGCAGTTTGTAGAACTTGATTGGAATCAGCAGTAAATTCTGGTGTAGTTCCCATAAGCGCACCAAGCTCTTCAGCCTGTGCTAATTGTTCATTTGTAACGGTTTGACCTAAGAAGTTTGTGGCATTTCTTTGTGCTTCATCTCTAATGCTTTGCAAAAACTTTTGACTATCATCAAACTGCTCTATTGCTTTTTGATTTCCAAACAACTGCTCAAACTGCCGTGTAGTAGGATTAAATCTATTAAATGCTTCTAATCCTGCCCCTGGAGTAGAGGATACTATTGGTTGATTTTGATTACTTGTTAAAAAAGAATTAATTCTCATTGCGTCTTGCTCTGTCACAACACCTGGTCCAAGAATAGATTGGCTTGGCAAAGATGCAGGTTGTACAGATTGCAAACGTCTTTCAAGAT